CTATATGGATTCCTTTGAGATTGTTCAGTTCATACAACGGACGATTAAGGAACGAAAGACGATTGTACTGGATGTTTTGGAAAATAATGGTATAAAGTCCATCGAACAATATCGAGAACTAATGGGTGAGTTAAACGCCCTTAATTATATTTTACAGGAACTCTCGGGCCTGCTAGAAAAACAGGAGCAATTGGATGACTGAAGCTGCTCAAAAGGTAGAAAATCTGTACGTTAAAGAAGAGGGGCGTGTACTGGACCCAACTCTTCTTGATAATACGCTTTTGGAAAGAATGCCCAACCCTACGGGTTGGAGACTGCTGATTCTCCCCTATCGGGGAAAAGGTACGACCGACGGAGGTATTCACCTACCGGACAAAACCCTTGAAGAAGGTCAAATACAAACGGTTGTTTCCTATGTCATAAAACAAGGCCCCTTAGCTTATAAGGATACGGAAAAATTTCCTGACGGGGCTTGGTGTAAGGAAAAGGACTGGATCATTATTGCTAGGTACGCAGGGTCCAGACTTCGAATAGAGGGAGGCGAGGTCCGCATCATTAATGATGATGAGGTTTTAGCCACTATTCTTGACCCCGATGACATTATTAATATCTAAAAGAGAGCAGCTATGGCAGAAGCACAACAAACAGTAGCAGAGAAGACGGATAACCAAGTTCCCCTTGACTTTGATGTAGACGCACCGGATGTGGAAGTGTCTCTTGAAAGTCCTGTGGTGGGGGAGGAGGTCAGTGACGCTGAAGTTATTGAAGTTCGGGACGTTGAAGAAAAAACCGAGCAAGAAGAGTACACCACTACGGTTCAAAAACGCATTGATCGTTTAACAAAGAAAATGCGGGAAGCCGAAAGGCAACGAGAAGAGGCTTTAAAATACGCCCAAAATGTTCAAACCGAATCAAATGATCTTAAATTGCGTATGCAGCAGTTGGATCAAGGCTATGTGTCTGAATACGGTAGTCGCATCACTGCGGAACAGCAGCAGGCCGAAGGGGACTTAAGAAAAGCGGTAGAGCTAGGGGATGTGGACGCTACTGTAGCGGCTCAAAAAGCCATGACCCAGTTGGCGGTTGCACAAGATCGTTATGAGCAGGCTAAAGCTCAACAAGAGCAACAGTCCGCACAGGAAGCTGCGTATGCTCAACAATTAGCGCAGCAAAACCAAGCAAATTATGCTCAACAGCCCGTTCCACAAGCGCCCCCCACGGACCCGAAAGCCGTAGAATGGGCGTCTCGTAATGAATGGTTTGGGCAGGATGAGGCTATGACCTTTGCGGCCTTTGGTATCCACAAAAAAATGGTGGAAAGCGAAGGATTTGACCCGCAGAGTGAGGACTACTATAGTGAGCTTGATGAGCGGATACAGACAGAGTTTCCGCAAAAATTTAATGGGACCAGCAAACGTGCCGCCCAGACCGTTGCTGGAGTGTCCCGTTCTTCTTCGTCAGGGCGCGGAAAGACAAAGGTTAGACTCACCCCTAGCCAAGTATCTATTGCTAAAAAATTGGGTGTGCCGCTTGAAGAATACGCGAAATACGTGAGGTAGTAGGAAATGACTAAAGAAGTAGAGACAGACCGCTTCGAAGGCATTGATCGTTCTCCTCGCGCAAAACAGAACCGGGCAGAAACGGCACAGCGTAGGCCGTGGGCACCCCCCACCATGTTGGATGCACCACCTGCACCAGACGGGTATAAACATCGTTGGATAAGAGCCGAAGTACGTGGTTTTGATGATCGTCAAAACATTTCAGCACGTCTTCGTGAAGGCTATGAATTTGTTCGAAAAGATGAATATCCCGAGTTTGAAGCTCCAGTTATGGAGTCAGGTCGTTATGAAGGTGTGTTTGGCGTTGGTGGATTAATTCTCGCGAGGATTCCACTGGAAACAGTGCAGGAGCGTACTGATTATTTTGCGGCTAAAAGCCAAGACTTGATGGACGCGGTTGACCACGACATGATGCGCGAGAATGCTCATTCAACCATGACGATTGATAAACCAAATCGTCAAACTCGTGTAACTTTTGGCGGTCCACGGAAATCGTGAACTGCTCCCTTTAGGAGTAAGAACCAATGGCTAATACTTATTCTGCGATGGGTCTACAACCCATTGCTAAATTAGGTCAGAGCACTAACTCCACGGGTATCACAGGCTACACGCCTTATGAAATTGCCAACGGCAACACTACTGCCATTTACCACGGCTCTCCAGTTATTCCCCTTTCTACGGGGTATATTTCACTGGTAGGCGCTGCGGCTGGTGGGTCGGTGAGCTTAGTCGGCGCTTTTGTAGGGTGTGAGTATGTATCTAGCACTACCTCGAAAACCGTTTGGTCAAATTATTGGCCCGGTTCCGGGGCGGACAGTAACTATCCTGTAAAGGCTTTTGTCGCTGACGATCCAAACCAGTTATTCGTAATTGGAACGGATGCGTCGTGGACAAATAAAGCCACAGCAAGAGCGGCTGTCTTTGCTAATGCAAACTTTAGCAGTGGTACCAGTGGGTCCACTAACACAGGTCGTTCCTCCGCAGCACTTGCAATCAGCACCATCGCCACTACCGCAGCCCTCCATTTGAGGATTATGGGTTGGGTAGAAGATGATTCTGATGCAGATTTTTCTGCGGCAGGAATCAAGGCCATCGTAAGGTTGAACAACAGCTTTAACTCCCCGGAAGGGAGTATTGCTGCTGGTACACCTTCGACAACGGGCGTTTAGGAGGGTTTGACATGGCTATTTCTCGCGCACAACTCGCGAAAGAGCTTGAACCCGGCCTTAATGCCTTGTTCGGGCTTGAATATGACCGGTATGACAAAGAACATACCGCAATCTACGAAGAAGAGTCTTCAGATCGTGCATTTGAAGAGGAAGTAATGCTTGCCGGTTTCGGAACGGCTCCGGTAAAAGGTGAAGGCAGTGCAATTTCATTCGATGACGCGCAGGAAACATATACTGCTCGTTATACGCATGACACCATTGCGCTTGCGTTCAGCATTACGGAAGAAGCGATCGAAGATAACCTGTATGATCGTTTGGCTTCTCGGTATACCCGCGCTTTAGCACGTTCAATGTCGCAAACGAAGCAGGTTAAAGCTGCTGCGGTGTTGAACAATGCTTTTGACACTTCTTATCCCATTGGGGATGGCGCGGCTCTTTGCTCGTCTTCACATCCGTCGCTTACCGGTAATCAGCGTAATGTGCTGTCTACCGCAGCGGATCTCAACGAAACCTCTCTTGAGCAGATGTTGATTGATATTGCCGGATTGACGGATGAGCGCGGATTGAAAGTTGCGGTTCGTGGAATGAAATTGCTCATTCCAAAGGAACTGCAATTTATATCCGAGCGGGTGCTTAACTCAACCCTACGTGCAGGAACGGCGGATAATGATATTAACGCCATGAAAGCAATGGGGATGTTACCCGAAGGGGCTTATGTCAATCACTTCTTGACTGATACGGATGCGTTTTTCATTAAAACGGATGCGCCAAACGGCTTTAAGCTGTTTCAGCGTACGCCGATCCGTACCGCGATGGAGGGTGATTTTGATACTGGAAACATGCGTTTTAAGGCACGGGAGCGTTACAGCTTTGGTGTTTCTGACTGGCGTGGTGTTTTTGGTACACCCGGAGCGTAATTTTTCGTTCTGAAGGAATGGAGGGGTGGCTTCTGTCGCCCCTCTGCTTTTCTGGGAAAATTAGCCCTAGCGACTGTCCCAGCAGACGCTTACCAAGACTCTAGGGCAAAACCTTTGGTAAGGGGGTAATAAAGTGGCGAAAACTACTTTTTCAGGTCCAGTTCGATCTTTGGCAGGCTTCATTAATGCGGGTTCCACGGGTGTTGTTAGCCTAACGGCGGATACGACGCTGACCGTTGCTTCTCACGCAGGAAGACTATTACTAACTAATGACGCCGATGGCAAATTCACGTTGCCTTCTATTGACGTTACAACTCCCGGCGATCCGACGGATCCCACTCAGCTCAACAACCTTGGCGCAACCTTCACTTTCTTAGTGATTACCGCAGCTACGGATATGGATATTTTGACCGATGGAACAGACAAGTTTGTCGGTGGACTTTATCTTGGTAAGAGTGATGCGGCGGGCAAGACCTTTATGTCTGGCGGATCTAATGATGTCATCACGATGAATGGTTCCACCAAGGGCGGTATTGTTGGCTCAGTGGTCACTTGTTACGCGGCGGCTAGTGCAAAATACGTTGTTAGTGGGACAGTGCTTGCTTCTGGCACGGTAGTTACTCCATTTGCTGACGCATAAAGGAGTATCAAATGGCAGATTCAGTAAATGCTTCGACCATTATTGATGGTCCTCGTAAAGCGGTGTTTTACCTTACTAATGTTAGTGATGGTACGGGTGAAGCGGCTGTTACGAAGATAGATGTAAGCGCTTTAAGCACCAGTGCAGACGGAGACGCTTGCACGGGTGTTCGCATTGAAAGTCTTTCTTTTTCTACTGTTGGAATGGGCGTCCAATTGCTTTGGGATGCTACAGCTAACCGTTTAGCCATTGAACTTCCCCCCAACTATAGTGACTCTTTTGATTTTTCCGAGTTTAGCGGTCTTCCAAACTATTCCGGCTCTGGAAAAAATGGGGATTTGTTATTAACCACAGTAGGGGCGGCAAGCGGCGAGACGTATACTTTAACAATTACCTGTATTAAAGAATATACGGCTTTGTAAAGGTTACCTGCGGAGCTTTTATGCGCATGCAAGACGAGGCCCCACCAATTCCTAAAAATCAGGAGGAGATGCGGATTCAGTTTTACCATTACGCCACACAGCAACATTACATATTAGATAAAGTAAACCAACTGGAACCGGACGTTAAAGATATAAAACGTACTTTGTTCCAGATAAAGTGGTTTCTGCTGGGCGGCGTAGTGATATTGCTGACGCAACAAACGGGGATCTGGACCGTTTTAGCGGCAATGCTTAAATGAATCATGGTCATGAAGTTCAATGAATCATATCTCGGGCTTGAAAAGGAGATATGCGACGAAATTCGTGATTGGTCGGCATATGCCTTAGAAGAGAAAAGCCCCGACTTTAATGGCTTTTCTCCGTGCCCCTATGCGAAAAACACATGGGAAGACCATAAAGTTTCTATTGTTTTTAAGTATTCCGCGTCTTACCAACCCCTTTACAATTTAATTTCTTTATTTGACGACACCTCGGATCTTGTCCTTTTGGTGGACTTGAAATACCCCGATTCAGATTATTTTCATACGCATCTGTTTGAGTTAAACGACGCTATCGCTGATGGAGACTTTGGTGATAAAGATCTTTGGCTAATGGGGTTTCACCCGGAAGACGAAGCAAATGAATTAATTGATGATGGTACGTTTGAACCTCATGTAGAAACCAGTTATGCCATGATTTTTATTCAACGGTTGGCTAAATTACATGAAGCATCGGAGAAACTAGCTAGTCTTGGATATTACGATAGGTATACTGGTAATTATGATATTTCTAGCATTCGAGAAAAAAGGTCCGAATTGTACGGGAGACTAAAAAATGGATGATAAATACATACCGCAACATAAACGCCTTGCTATGGGGATGGTCCCTGAACGTATACCACGATACGAACAGGAGCGACGGGCTCATGAAAAGGTGGACCAACTCACGGGCCTCTTAAAATTGCGAGGTGGTGGTGCGGTGAAAAAAACGGGGCCTAAAAAAGCCATGCGGGGTGGTGGTGCGGTAAATAAACACAGCATTAAACGTCTTAGAGGCGGGGGTGCAGTGAAAAAAACGGGCCTTAAAAAAGCCATGCGTGGTGGTGGGGCGGTAAATAAACACAGCATTAAACGTTTTAGAGGCGGTGGTGCGGTGAAAAAAACGGGCCTTAAAAAATAATGGCTACGTCTGGGTCTATCAATTTTGAACTCGATGTCAGTGAGTATATTGAGGAAGCCTTTGAACGGTGCGGTCTTGAAGTTCGTACAGGTTATGATCTAAAAACCGCGAAGCGTTCTATGAACTTGCTTCTAGCGGATTGGGCTAACCGTGGCTTAAACCAATGGACCATTAAGCAGACCTCCATAACCGTGGCGGCGGATATTACTGAATATCCTGCGGGCACCGTAACTATGACGGTGGGTTCTAGTTCAGGTTTTACTGTCGCTGAAACCATTACGGGAGGAACCAGTGGCGCTACGGCTTCCATTACCAATCTTCCCTCGGGTACTTCCATGGCGATCACCATTCCGACAGGAACTTTCACCAACGGTGAAACCCTTACCGGTGGGACAAGCGCAGCAACTACCACCCTTTCTGCTGCTGTTGATTTAACGAACGCACAGGGCACCATAGATATTTTATCGTTAGTGGTTAAACGAGGCGATAACAGTTATGCCGCCGCGCGTTTAAGTCGGGACGGATATATTACGATCCCAAATAAAACAGAAACAGGTCGTCCTTCCCAGTTTTTCTTAGATCGACAAGTAACGCCTAATTTAAAAATTTGGCCTGCTCCGGAAAACAGTACCGACATTCTCATTTTTGATCGTCTTTATCGAATAGACGATGTGGATGATTTTACAAATACGCTGGGTGTACCGTTTCGTTTTTATCCTGCTTTGGCCGCAGGACTTGCTTATTACATTGCGTTAAAACGAGCGCCCAATCGGATTCAAGTTTTGAAACCGTTATATGAGGAAGAGATGGAGAGGGCTATGGTAGAAGATCGTGACCGAGCCTCGTTTAATGTCGTGCCTAGCTTAGAGTATGCGAGATTTAACTGATGTCTCGTTTCGCTGTAGGAAAACATGCGCGGGGAATTTCAGATAGGTCTGGGGCTTCTTATTTACTTAGGCGTATGAAAAAGGAATGGACCGGAGCGCTTGTTGGCTATGACGAATGGGAACAAAAGCAACCCCAGCTAGACCCAAGGCATAAGGTAGTGGACCCACAGGCTTTGAAAAACCCGCGTCCCGATAGGGTCGAACCCATGGTGGTCTATGTGGATACGATTATTCCTGAAATAGCTAACTTTAAGCCCATCATGTCTGTGGGGCAGGTTGGCGCGGTGACGGTGGCGACATGAGCTTTACTTACTCCAGTCTAAAGACCGCTATACAGGATTACACCGAAAACACGGAAACGACGTTCGTGACGCATATGGACGACTTTATAAAGCTGGCCGAAGAACGGATCCTGAAAAACGTCCAATTAGAGCTTTTTCGTAAAAACGTAACGGGGACCATGTCTTCTTCGAATCAGTATTTAGCTGCCCCGAGCGATTTTTTGGCACCCTTTTCGTTATCTATCACAAGCAGTAGCGTCAAAAGCTTTCTTGAATACAAAGACGTAAATTTTGTGCAGTCTTTTAACCCAAACAGTTCCACAACGGGAACGCCTCGGTATTATGCAATGTTTGACATAACCAATTTTATTATTGGGCCGACGCCGGATAGTGGGTATACGACGGAAATGCACTATTTTTACCGCCCCGCGAGTTTGACGGCTGCGGGAGACAGTGGAACAACGTGGTTGAGTGAAAACGCCACGTTGGCTCTTTTATATGGGTGTTTAACCGAAGCCTACACCTATATGAAAGGGGAGCAGGATTTAATGGCCGAATATGAAAAGCGTTTTGGCGAAGCCATGGTAGCTCTTAAAATGTTTGGCGAAGCCAAGGAAGTTACACAAGATTACCGTGCTGGCATGGTTATTAGGCCGAAACAATGATGGACGCATTAAATATAGATCTTCCTTCCGATTATTCTGTAGAGGTTCATACGACAAATAATCGGGGCTTTACGCCGGAAGAAGTGGCGCATCATTGTGCGAACAAAATCATTTCTATATCCAACAATACTCATCCGGGCATTCAGGCACAGGCTTACGCTTTTAAGGGCCATATAGAAAAAATGGTTGCCTTTTACATGCGGGAAGCCATTAAGAGCGATCGAACCACGGTCTATAACGCATTAAAGGATGCAGGGCATCCAGAACTTGCTGAAGCAATTAGGAGACTTTGACATGGCCTTTACTGGAAATTTTATGTGTACGTCTTTCAAGAAAGAGTTAATGGAAGCCAAGCACAATTTTTTAAATAGTGGAGGAAATACGTTTCAAGCAGCATTGTATACAAACAGTGCTTCTTTTACGGCAGCTACGACAGCGTATACCACTAGTAATGAGGTTACGGGTACGGGCTATACAGCTAAGGGAAACTCCCTTACTCGCGTAGACCCAACAACAAGCGGTACGACGGCATATACGGATTTTGCTGATTCGACATGGAGTTCTTCCACCATTACGGCCCGAGGCTCGTTGATTTTTAATGACAGTGCCAGTGGAGATCCTTCCGTGATTGTTTTGGACTTTGGTTCTGATAAATCCTCCAGTTCGGGAGACTTTAAGATTGTATTTCCCGCTGCGGACGCCAGTAATGCAATTATAAGGATCGCTTAATGGCCGCAATCACCGGTTGGGGCCGCGACACATGGGGATCGGGCACATGGGGCGAAGCCGCTCCAGTTTCCGTTACGGGTGTTGTGGGAACCGGTGCGGTTGGCTCTGTAACAGTTGAGCTTAGTATTGATGCTTCTGTAACAGGTGTTGCCGGGACCAGTGCGGTTGGGTCTGTAACTGTTGTTGAAGGAACGGATGTAACAATATCTGTTACCGGTCTTGCAGGTACGGGTTCGGTAGGTTCGGTAACGGTTACGGAAGGAAGCGGTGTAACCGTTTCTGTAACAGGTGTTGCGGGTACGGGTTCGGCAGGGACCGGTTGGGGACTCGACACATGGGGATCGGGCGCATGGGGCTCTGTAGCGGTTGATACTGATGCTAACTTCAGCGTCACCGGCGTTGCGGGAACAAGTGCAGTTGGTTCTGTAACTGTTGTTGAAGGAAGCGGTGTAACCGTTTCTGTAACAGGCGTTGCGGGAACAGGTGCCGTTGGTTCTGTAACTGTTGTTGAAGGAATAGGCGTTACGGTATCCGCTACAGGTGTTGCGGGAACAGGTTCGGTGGGCTCTGTAACGGTTGAGACTGGTGCTAACCTCAGCGTAACCGGCGTATCCGGTACAGGAGAAACAAACGGGGTTCTTGTTTGGGGTCTTATAATTCCCGATCAAGATCCCAGCTATAGCGCGATTAGCCCAAGCCAATCTCCATCTTGGGTTTCTGTATCACCGTCTCAAACACCCGATTGGATAAAGATTGCAGCATAGGATATGAGTTATGACTAGTACATACACATTAAATCAGGGCCTTGAAAAACCGGCAACGGGGGATCGTTCCGGTACTTGGGGAACCATGACCAACACCAATATGGATATATTGGACAGGGCTATTTCAGGGGTGGGCACACTTAGCCTGACAGGCACAACTACAACACTAACCACGTCTGATGGCTCCGCTTCGGATGGCAATTATAAGGTTTTAGTGTTGGGCGGAAGTCCGAGTGGCACGAACACTATTACGTTAAGCCCTAATGACGGGGATAAATTGTATTTTGTGGTTAATTCCAGCGGCCAAAGCGTGATTTTTTCACAAGGCACGGGCGCAAATGTCACGATTGCCAATGGTGCGGCGGACATCATCTACGCGGATGGTGCAGGAAGTGGCGCAGCCGTAGCAAGTGTGCTGGCTAAGAATCTTGTTTTTGCCGGGGATATAGACGTTGATGGAACGGCTAACTTAGATGCGGTTGATATTGACGGAGCTGTTCAGATTGATTCTACCGTTACGGTAGGCGTTGATGACACGGGTTATGACGTTAAATTCTTTGGTGATACAGCAAGCGCCTACATGCTTTGGGATACATCAACTGACGACTTAGTTTTAGCCGGTGCTGCGGGCATCGATCTCGCTGGAGATTTAGATGTTGACGGAACGGCTAACTTAGATGCAGTAGACATTGATGGAGCCGTTCAAATAGACAATACAGTAACGGTCGGAGTAGACGATACTGGATATGACGTAAAGTTTTTTGGAGCGACGGCGGGCAAGTACGCTTTGTGGGATGAAAGCGCGGATAGTTGGATTATCAGTGGCACCCAGTCCACCGTGACCGCAGGAGTATCTAACTATATCGCTGGTGTCAACGCAGGCAACTCCATTGCATCCGGGGGTAATTACAACACCCTTGTGGGCGATGAAGCAGGAACTGCAATCACGACAGGTGATCAAAATGTGGCAGTGGGTTATCAGGCTCTGGATGCTAATGAAACTAGTATTCAAAACACAGCAATCGGCGATAGGGCGCTTACGGCCCACACTGGCTTACGCGCCACAGCGGTAGGCTGCTCCGCGCTTGCTGCTAATACCACCGATGGTTACGGAGTTGCAGTAGGTTATGCTGCGCTTACTGCTAATACTACTGGAACTCTTAACACAGCGGTAGGGTCTTTTGCGCTCACTAGTAACGATGGTGCAGGAGGAGGCGGCGACTACAACACCGCGATGGGGTATGCAGCGCTTTATACCAACAGCGAAGGCAGTTCCAACACGGGGATTGGGTATTACGCTGGCTTTGCTACCACCACTGGTACTCACAATACTGCAATAGGTTACAACGCGAACGGTGCTGTTACCGATGGTGATTACAACACGGGGCTAGGTTCTGCTGCCGGAGATTCAGTTACCACCGGAAATTTTAACGTATGCGTTGGATATGCTACGGATGTCTCGGCTGTCGGTGCCGCTAATCAAATTTCAATTGGCACCAACATATCTTGTTCTGAAGATTCTCAAGTCACAATCGGTAAGTCAGGAAATGTTGTTCGCAACGAATTTGATACAGATGCCGCTTGGTCTCAATCTTCAGATGTTAGAAAAAAGAAAGATATAGAAGATGCCGTGTTGGGGTTGGACTTTGTTAATGACCTAAGACCAGTAACTTACGAATGGAAACCAAACAATGAGTTTCCTGAAGATTTTGCTGAATATAGTGAAGAAAACCACATGACTCTTGGTGTCAAGATGCACGGTCTTGTGGCGCAAGAGGTTAAAGTTGCTTTAGATAAAACTGGAGTGGACAGATTTTCCGGATGGAAAGAAGATCCTGATGGTTCCCAACGTATTTCAAAAGAGATGTTTGTAATACCGCTGATTAAAGCGGTTAAAGAACTTAGTGCTAAAAATGATGCTCTTGAAGCACGAATTGCTGCGTTAGAGAGTGCATAGCGTAGAACATTACCACCAGAGGCTTAGATTATGAAATGGATTATTGACAGATTTAAGGAACCGTCGAGTTACGCCGCTGCCGGAGCCGCCGTCATGGGAGTTGGCATGCTGACAGGACAGAATTGGCTAATAATGCTGGGCATCGTTGGCGGGGTGCTTGGCTTTGTGCTGAAAGAGAAAGGCGTGATTTAATCAGGTCCCTTGGCGAGAGGAAAGGCTATGGCTAAGTCTAAGACTAAGTCTAAGACTAAGACTAAGTCTAAAAAAGGCTTATACGCAAACATTCATGCGAAGCGTAAGCGAGTGGCTAAAGCGGGTTCAAAGGAAAAAATGCGTAAAAAAGGTGACAAAGGTGCTCCAACGGACAAAGCATTTGCAAAAGCTGCAAAAACAGCTAAAAAAAGGCGTCGTAAAGTAGTTTAAAGAGAATGCCTTTAACCAAACTAAAATTTCGCCCCGGCATTAATCGAGAAGTTACTTCCTACAGTAATGAAGGGGGCTGGTATGACTGCGATATGATTCGCTTCCGATACGGGGTACCGGAAAAGATAGGGGGCTGGCAACAGGCTTCGTCCTCCACTTTTTTAGGAACCTGCCGTGCGCTTCATACTTATGTTTCCTTAGCGGGTGATGTTTATACCGGCGCAGGCACCAATCTAAAATATTACCTTTATTTGGGTGGCGCGTTTACCGACATTACCCCCTTGCGTTCGACTACGTCTGCGGGGGATGTAACCTTTGCTCGTGTGGGCGTTGGGGATGCAACGCTTACGGTTACGGATACAAACCACGGTGCGGTAGCAAATGACTTTGTCACGTATTCCGGGGCAGCTAGTTTAGGCGGAAATATTATTGCGGCGGTTTTAAATCAGGAATATCAAATTGCCTCCGTTACAGATGCCAGCACTTACACGATTGAAGCGAAAGATACTTCTGGAAATGCTGTATTAGCTGCTAGTGGTGACTCCGGTAACGGCGGTGGTTCAACAGTAGGAAAATATCAAATAAACACAGGACTGGACTCTACCGTTTTTGGTACTGGCTGGGGTACAAGCACGTGGGGCCGTGGTACGTGGGGATCGAGCAGCACCCTCACGGTGTCTGACACTTTACGTTTATGGTCCCATGATAATTTTGGTGAAGACTTAATATTTAATGTTCGGGACGGCGGTATCTATTATTGGGACACAAGCGCCAAGACACTGGGCACTGATCGTGCCGTGACGCTTGCCTCGCTAGATACAGATTCCGCCATACCGACGATTGCCAAACAGGTGCTGGTGTCTGACCGAGATCGCCACATCGTAGCTTTTGGCTGTGATGGGGAAACCACGATCGGAACGCAGGATCCTCTGCTGATTCGTTTTAGCGATGCAGAAAGTACGACGACGTGGAATGCGTTGGCGACCAATTCCGCCGGGGAATTACGAGTAGGATCTGGATCTGAAATCATCTGTGCCGTGGAAACCCGACAACAAATTATAGTGTTTACGGATTCTTCGTTACACGCTATGCAGTTTTTGGGACCGCCCTTTACTTTTGGCATTTCCCAGTTGTCGGAAAACATCACCATTATGGGACCGATGGCGGCGAAGGCGGTAGACGACACGATTTTTTGGATGGGCCAAGAGGACTTTTATGTTTTTGATGGGCGCGTTCAGAAGCTCCCCTGCGCCGTGCGCTCTTACATATTTGACGATTTTAATGTGGCCCAAAACCAAAAGGTTTTTGCGGCACTCAATTCCACTTTTGACGAAGTTTGGTGGTTTTATCCTTCAGGGGATTCCACAGAAATAGACAAGTATGTGATTTACAATTATCAGGATAAGGCTTGGTCCTATGGTTCCTTGGCTCGTACGGCATGGTTAGATCGCGGCATTAACGACTATCCGTTAGCAACCGGCACGGATTACTATCTGTATAACCATGAATTTGGCTTAGATGATGGTAGTACAAACCCGCCTTGCGCTATTAGCTCCCATATCGAATCCAGCCAGATTGACATTGGAGACGGTGAACGGTTTGCGTTTATTCGCCGCCTAATTCCCGACGTAACGTTTGGCGGTTCGACAGCAACGTCTCCCACTGCCACATTCACTTTGAAAACACGGAATTTTCCGGGGGGAGCTTACCTAAGCTCTGACAATAGTTCGGTCACACAAACGGAAGCGGCCACTTCCACGGTAGTAGAACAATTTACCAATCAGGCTTTTGTGCGCCTGCGCGGGCGGTCTTTTGCCCTGCGGGTTGCCAGTTCGGGAGAACAGGTCCAGTGGCGTTTGGGATCTCCGCGTGTTGAGGTACGACAGGATGGCCGACAATGAGTTCCAGAAACCTTGTCCAGCCGCAATTTCCGCTTCCGCCGGGTACCTATGACGCGGCTTATATGGCGGAAATCGTGCGCGCCTTTTCTGTGTTTTTACAGCAAGTCAACAATCCCGGCGACTCACGGGCCACGACCATGACTCTCACGAATCTTCAATCAGACGATTATAATCTGGAAACGGGGGCGCTTTTCGAGCATGAGGCTTATATCAAAATTACCGTTGGGAACGTCTCCAATCCTCGCGGAAGCGAAGGTACGGGAACCGTGGGATCGGCTACGGTAACCACTTCCTGATGGACAGACCCACCCTTTCTCTATCGCGTTGGCGGTCTAAG